GTAGTTAATTTAACTACCATTACCGGGGTTAGGCGTTGCGTATGTGGTGCTTCTTTTTGGCTTCCATATACGTAGCGCCTGCCTCTTCTGGTGTATCGAAGATGCCTAGAAACGCGGCTTTCTTATTAATTTGAATCATGGCTCGCCATTTATCGCCACGCTTACTAAGCTTACTAACTCCAGCGTAGCCGCTGGTATTGTTTTTTCGGATGCCCTGATTCTGGCAGTTTTCTGATGTGTTGACCTCCCGTAGGTTGGCTAGGCGGTTGTCGTCAGGGGTACGGTTTATGTGGTCGATCTGGTCATTGGGCCATTTCCCGGTCATGTACAGCCAAGCTAGACGATGCGCCTTGTAAGACTGCCCATCGATTTTGATTGCGATGTGGCCCTTCGCGGCCGGACCTCCGGCGATGTCGCCGACGTTAATTTTCGGCCTAGGGCGGGACCAGCGGAATACGCCAGTATCGGGGTTGTAGTTGAGTATCTGACGGAGATATTTCGCTGTAATATTATTACTAGCCATGAAGCACCTCTCTTGCTGATTGGTTAGGAGCCCGGCGGTGCTGAAACACTTTCGGGCTTCGTTATTTTAACATGTAATTGAGGAATCAATATGGCTGCACTTACTCCTATCGAGGCCATCACTCGCCATGGGCAAATTACCCATAACGAGTGTCAGTACACAGTAGTGGATGTGGCCGATAACTCTACAACTGTTTATACAGGTCCGTGCATTCTTTACGGGCTTGTCGTTACGACCGTGCTATCTGCTCATGCTTTGCCTGTGTTGGATGGCGCGACGAATACAGTCGCCGCGCTCGCCGCGTCCGCTGCTGTTGGAACGACCACAAACTACGCCGGCATTCGATGCGATACGTCTTTGGTTGTCGATCCGAATGATGCGGCTACAGGGCGAATCACGGTTATCTGGCGCAAGGTCAACGCTGACTAATGGCGACCAATCTCGGGATAATCGAGGACGCGCTACGCGAACTCAATGTAATTTCGGAGATCGACTCTGCATCCGCCGAACAAGGCGCCCACTCTTTGCGTGCGCTCAATCGCATGCTTGAGGCATGGACCGAGAACGGGATTGATCTGGGGTACTTCAAGCAGTCCTCTACAGCCGACACCATCCCGATCCCTGAATGGGCCGAGGACGGAGTTATTGCCAAACTTGCGGTAAGGATTGCCCCCTTATACGGCGCTACTGTATCGCCTGAGTTGGCAGTAGCGGCGACCGATAGCTACCGCATGATTATGCGTAAGTCCATTGTCGATAAGGGGCAAGTCTCTGATATGCGCTATCAGCCAGCAGGAGAGGGCAAGTATCGGACTGGCGGCCGCATTCTGACTGAAACGTAATGCCTCGCTTCTCTCTACCCTTGCAGTCTTACGAACTGCGAAGCCGCCCTACGAGCCCTTCAAGGCTATTAAACTGCTATGCGGAGCAGCTACCACCAGACGCTAAGAGCCCGGTGTACCTCTCGAGGACTCCTGGCGCAAAGGCATGGACGACGGTAGGTACGGGGAGCATCAAGGCGATGCACTCGGCTCTAGGTCTGCTGTTTGTTGTTTCTGGGTCTGAACTCTACAAGGTCGATTCCAACAAGACGGCAACCCTACTGGGAAACATAGGGTCTCCAGGGAACATCGACATCGACTCGAATTCTACTTCGGTCGTCGTAGTAAATGACCCTTTGGCCTATTACTGGGACCAGACAACGTTCGGGCAGATCACCGACACAGACTTTCTCGCTCTAGGCGCGGGCGATGTGGAGTTCATTGATAACTACTTGTTGTTTCGACAGCCTGACTCTGGGACGTTCTTTGCCTCAGACGTAGGCTCAGCGACATCATACGACGCCTTACAGTTCAATAACGCCGACGCCTCCCCCGATGATCTCGTGGGGATGAAAGTAGACCATCGGCAGGCTTTGTTGTTCGGCAAGAAGTCCGTTGAGTTGTGGGAGAACACAGGAATCTCTGGATTCCCGTTTGAAAGGTCGATTAACGGCTATATCGAGCAAGGGTGTCTTAACGGACGCACCATAGCAAAACTCGATAACTCAGTATTCTGGCTTGCTGACGACTACACCGTGAGAAAGCTGGACGGATTAACACCGATTCGAGTCAGTAACCACGGCATAGAGCAATCGATCGGTGATGCCACGATTTCATCGGGCAAGGCGTTTACTTACAAACAAGATGGCCATTTGTTTTATGTCCTGTCTTTCTCAGAGGGGACGTTTGTTTTTGATGCTACAACCGGCTCATGGCACGAGCGACAGACGTATAACGACACTTTTTGGCATCCTGAGTCACACGCCTCGGCCTTCGGGCTCGAGTTAGTTGGTGATTCGACTAGCAACAAGATAGGCGAGTTAAGCGCCACCACGTATGAAGACTGGGGCTCTACCCAGAGAATGGAGTGGACATATCAGCCCGTGTATGCAGAACAGCAACGGGCGTTCCATTACCGATTCGAGGTTGTTGCAGAAGTGGGTGTAGGGCTTACCACGGGCCAGGGCTCGGACCCTGAGATTATGCTGGACTACTCCGATGATGGCGGCGTTACTTGGCTGAGCCTGCCGAATAAGAAGCTCGGCAAAATCGGTGAGTACGAGAACCGCGCTATCTGGCACTCACTCGGAAGCGCAAGGCAGAGAGTGTACCGAGCGGCGGTGAGTGATCCTGTTCGTGTAACGATTGCCGACACTTTTGTAGAAGTGAAGGGCGGGAGACTGTGACAGTACAGCTAAGACCTTTCGCCGCGATCCCGGGCAATCTCCGAGAGTGGGCGAAGTGGATGCGGGAGCAGAACATCTCCGCCGAGGCAAATTCTGTAACTACCGAGATGTTGCAGGACGAGTCTGTAACGTTAGCGAAGATGGCCGACTTAGCGGGCGACACCATAGTTGGGCGCCTCTCGACTACAGGTGTCCCCCAAGCCCTCACAGTAGCCCAGACGGTGACTCTGCTTGAGGCGGCGGGTTGGAACTTCTCGGCAGCCGTCGGACTCGATGGGACGGTAGGATTCTTCGGGACTACTCCGGTAGGGCAGCAAACAACCCCTAGCACTTTGAGCATGACAACCATATCCGGCACTGGCGATGACGCGGATATCAACACTAACTTTTCGGCCATCCAGGCAGCGGTTAACGCGATAAAGACGGCTTTGGATAACTTAGGAGCAACGGCTTAATGTCATTACTTGGCGGGATTATTGGCAGTTCCATTATCGGCGGGCTGTTCGGATTAAAAGGCGCTGACGAACAAGCAGACGCTTCCAGGGCGTCAGTAAATGAAGCACGCCGGCAGTACGACCAGACCCGATCGGACTTTGCCCCTTATCGAGAGGCTGGTGTTGGCGCTCTTGGGAGATTGAATTTACTTTCTCAGGGTGACAACAGCAGTTTCTTCAATTCACCCGGTTACGAGTTTAGGCGCGACGAAGGCACGCGGAACATACAAAACAGTTTCGCCGGTCGCGGTAGCGGCGGGAATGCGTTGAAAGCCTTAGCCGCATATAACTCCGGTCTTGCTTCTCAAGAGTACGGCAACTACTGGAACCGGCAGGCTGGGTTAGCGGGCGTTGGGCAAACGGCAACGCAGGGCACTGCTTACGCCGGCGCTAATGCGGCCGGTCAGGCTGGCAACGCTTTACTAGCTGGAGGCAATGCTAGGGCTTCAGGCTTACAGGCCGTGGGCAACTCAATCAATGCAGGGATTGGAAATTTTATGTACGGGCAAGGTGCGGGGCTGTTCGGCAATCAGCAGCCCCAGCGCAATGCGTGGACAGGCGGGGGGCTACAATCCTCGTATGACTACCTGAACAGACGCGGGCGAGGATAGAGAATGCCAATCAATCAACTCAGCCTTCAGAACACCTACGGCGCCGGATTACGTGACAGGGAACTGAACGAGTTTAACAGAAACCGTAACGCGCTCGGCCGCCAGCAAGTAGCTCAGCAAGAGGCAATCAGTAACCTCGGGCCAAACGCGAGCGCACAGGACTACGCTCGGCTGGGTGCTACGGGGCAGGCGAACGCCATTACTAGCGCGAATCAGTTTGATGACGACGCTAGGAAGGCTAATACCGAATGGCTCGTCAATGCGTCTGAGCAAGTCTTAGTCAATCCTGCAACCTATGGCGCATTTGTAGAGGAAGGCAAGCGCAGAGGGGTGTTACATCCTGCGTTCAACGAGCCGTACAACGAGGTCGAGTTCCAGCAGATTAGCGATAGTGCAAAAGTTCAGGGCGGAACGGCAATACCGCGAGCGTCGGATAACCCATCTGCGATTCAGGAGTATGAGTACTACAACACCCTAACCCCGGAAAAGCAAAGGGTGTATCTAGCCATTAAGCGATCACAGCAGGTCGTGGATATCGAGGGCTCGCCGAACGTGTTGAATCCCCCTGGCGTTGATCCTACCGATCTCTCGTCACCAGCTGCTGAGATACAAGCCGCTGTTGATAGGCAAACCGCTTTGCAGGAAGCAGACTTCGCTACAGATCAAGAGTTGACGAGACCGCAGCGCGAGAGCGCGGTACTTGAGACGATGGCGACGGTTGACAACACACTTGA